CGAAAAGATATTTTATCAACAATGTATTGTTGATATGAGGATTAATTTGTAATTTTGTGCAAAGGCCTAATTTTAAAATAGTATTTTATGTCTTCACAGCAAGGGCCTTTTATACCCCAAAAGAAGCAAGTTGATGTGTTTTGTCCTATTCATGGCAACTGGATAGGGCATTATGATTATGGCAGTATTGGATCTTATTACTGCTGGTGCAAAAAGTGTAAAAAAGAAATCAAAATCGTAATGGGAAAATGAAACTTACAATCAAACAGGAAAACTTTTGTAACTATTACATAGAATGTGGCAACGCTTCGGAGGCTTATCGGCGGGCTTATTCGTGCGGTAAAATGTCAGATAAAACGATATGGGAAGTGTCTTCTAAATTGCTTAAAGACAACAAGGTTGCTACAAGGGTTAAAGAGTTACAAGATGAGCAAAAAGAACAATCTGATCTTACAAAAGATAGAATATTGGCAGAACTATCAAACATTGCATTCTCCTCTATAGCTCATCTGCATAACACATGGATAGAACGTAAGGACTTTGAGTCACTTACCGAAAAGCAAAAGTCTTCGATCAAAAGTATATCCACCAAAATATTAAAGAAAAATGTCGGAACTAATGAAGATCCCGAAATTATAGATGTGGAATATGTTAAGGTCGAATTATATGATAAGATTAAAGCTATAGAGCGTATTTGCAAGATGCTCGGATATGACGAACCAACCGTTTTGGATTTAAGAAATGCCCTTGTCCAGATTGATACTGGTATTGATTAATGTTCTATATTTAAGATTTAAATTTGCTTTGTTAGAAAAATATCGGGGTTTATAATTTTATTTATGTTCTAAATTTTAGATTTTGTGGATAAGAAGATAATAAGCTATAAGAGGTTCAATCCCAATTTTCATCATTTAAGAGTTGCTCTTAAGAATGATGACAATAGGTTTATCTTCCTATACGGTGGATCTTCTTCTGCTAAATCTTTTTCGATTTCGCAAGCTATTGTGTTGGAGTGTATTGAGAATGGATATAACACGATGGTGTTTAGAAAAACTGGAGCTACTATATCGGATAGTATATATAAGAGTATTCAGGAGGCTATAGGAGGCTTAAAACTTGGCGCATTCTTTAAGCCAGTAGAGGGGCAGATAAGGTGCTTTAATGGCTCATATATCACTTTCAAAGGCTTGGATGACCCCGAAAAAATAAAAGGCCTTGAAAGTTACCAATATGTATTCTGCGAAGAAATATCCGAATTTGATGAAAGTGACTTTAAGCAGATAAGGAAACGCCTTAGAGGTAGGAAGGGACAAAAGATCATTGCTGCATTTAACCCCATATCCGAAGACCACTGGATTAAGAAGAATATATTTGAGCAGGAGAAATTGGTGGAAGTTGACAATCATCTTTACGGGAAATTAAAAGATAATCTAACAGGGAAGATATTAAAAAAAGAATATTCTGAAATCGCCCAGAAATGGACTAATTCCGCTAAGTTAATATTTAATCCTCGAACAAAAGAATACGATACACATAACCCTGATATAGTGATTATGCGGTCTACTTATCTTAATAATTTCTGGGTAGTAGGTTCTCCTGATGGGAGCTATGGTTTTTATGATGCCCAAGTGATAGCCGACTTTGAAAAAGATAAAGTAAATGATTACGCGTATTATCAAGTATACGCGCTGGGGGAATGGGGGACCGTTAAGACCGGAGGGGAGTTCTTCAGAAACTTCGAAATTGGCAAGCACGTCGGTCGTTGCGAGTACGATGAACGTTATCCTATCCATATAACTATAGACAACAATGTGCTACCATATATATCAATCGGATTCTGGCAAATTATTACGGGCGATGTAAATAGCGCAAGACAAGTTCACGAGATACCGGCAGAAGATCCTTTTAATACGGCTTCTAAAGCTTCTGAGGCAGCGGTGGAATACCTCAAGGATATTGGTTATAACGACAAGGTGTATCTATATGGGGATGTGTCGACAAAGAGCGGTAATACAATCGATGATGATAAACTCTCTTTTTTTGACAAATTTAAGGATGGTCTGGAAAAATCATTTGTCGTCGAAGAGAGGATGCCCAGAGTAAATCCATCTGTCGCCATGTCGGGGGAATTTATCAATGCCATTTATGCTGGCGCTATAAAAAGTATAGATATTAGAATAGATGAAAGTTGCAAGATTTCGATAAATGACTACTCTCGTGTCAAGAAGGATGTGAACGGAGCGATCTTGAAACAGAGGGTTAAAAATAAAGATACAGGGCAGACATATGAGCAATACGGCCATTTTAGTGATACGAAGCGATATTTTATAACGGAGGCTTTTAATAAAGAGTACACGAAGTTTTCTCTTAGAAGAAGTAGAAATAAGATTTCTGAGACCTCTATAAAGTATTATGACAAGTCAAAGGTCGACTTGTCTGAAGGATATGGCATGGTCGAAATCAACCCTTCCATCAATTCGCAATCCGTGTTTGTCAGGATTATATTTAAAGATAACAAATGCTATGTCACAAGGGCAATGTTATCTGATACCATTATAGATGAGCTTGAGGTATCCTCGTTGATTGTTCCAGGTGATAGAGTTCAGGTGGAATGCGATCCTTCACTTGCGGCCTATGTCAAAAATTTAAAGGATCATGTCCAAGATGTTAGAGGCAGAAAGCCTTTCCTAGACCCTCAAAAAAGGATATCTGCTCATATCGATTATATCCAGAACAACATATTCATCCCAAGTGATTATGATACGGATATTCTTTTTGAAGCGTTTATTGAAAACATCCTTGACTACAAGGATAAGAATAACATAGAAGCTATAAATTCATTAGCGGCATTATCAGAAAGGGTTAAGAGGGGCTTATATGTCGGATAGATTTTATTCTTAATTGTTTGTTCATCTGAAAATAAGCACTATATTTGTAGCGTATAAAAGAAAATAAAGAGCCTAAGAGCCATTCTCAGTAGAAATACTGGGGATGGCTCTTTTTGTTTGTACAAAAATGAAATATCCTTTATTACAAAAACTTGCTTTTTGGAAATCTAACTGGAATAGCAGTTCGAAATCTTTTTCTATGGTAGGTAATGTGAATGCCGTAGAAAAAGATCAAGCAGGGAACATTTGGTATATAAATGCATTATCAAAAGGACTACAACAAATTATTGGTGGCAAATCTGACGTTTTTGATATGCTTAACCTTGCTGACAAAAGAAAGGCCTTAATAGCCTGCACTCCTTTTGCAACTGTTGTTGAGAGATGCGGTTCTATGTTTTCTAACGGGCGATTTTATGTGACGGATAAAGAGGATAATGAGCATTTGGATGGAGATAATAAATACAATAAGATAAGGACCTTGCTTAAACAGCCTAACCCAATTCAAAGTGGAAAGCAATTTAATAAGCAGGTTGAAATCACCCTCAAAACTTTTGGCTTTTGCCCTATTTATACATTTAGAGCTTTGAGATCTGAAATACCGGTTTCGATGTGGATTATTCCCCCTGAGCTTTTCCACGCTGAAGTAGATGCTAACATATGGAAGAAATCAAGATTAGAGGAAGTTATAAAAAAGGCATGGATTGAATGGGGGAGTGAGAATATCTATATAGAGAGTGATGAATATTTTGTTGTATCTGATGCGAGTGCTAATATTAATGTAACTGAAAAAGAGTTGTCTTATATCCATATAACAGACTCTCTTACTAGGCCGGTTAACAATTGGATTGCTCAAATGATTGCAAGAGGAACATTGATCGTTGATGGTGGTCCCAAAGGCGTATTGTGTAACGATGCCAATGGTGATATATATGGGGATAATTCTCTTACTCCAGGGGAGATTGACAAACTAAATGAAAGTTTTAAGCGTAAATATGGTGTTGTAGGTAAACTTTTTTCAGTCCTTGTTACTACCGCAAATGTAAAATGGGTCCCAATTACGGGCAATTCGGAAGATTTAAAATTATATCAAGAAGATAAAGAGTGTCGTAATACCATCTGCAATTCATTGGGGATAAATCCTAATGTTTTGATATCAGATAGCACATACGACAATCAGAACGGAGCAAAACGAGATGCCTATCAAGACTTGATCATACCTGATTCTGAGAATTATTGCGAAGCCCTAACAAAGGCTATAGCAGGGGATGATGAGATAATTATAAGATTGGATTATTCTCATATATCCGTGCTCCAGGAAGATAAGAAAAGTGCTGCAAGTGCTTTATCTCTTGCTTCTAATGCGGTTCGTAATTTATACAATGATGGTATCATAACATTGTCCGAATCCAGGAAAGAAGTAGCTAATTATATAGATATAGATCCGGACAATCCTGAAGGTGACTTTAAACAAGAATCTCAATCAATAGAAAATAATATACAGAATGGCACACAAACTGAAAAATAAGAAAAAAGAATCAATAGGAATGCAGTATAAGGCTTTTTCTTTTGAGACCAAAGATATAACGATCAATTCTGAGAGTCGCAGAATTTCTGGATATGCTGCTATTTTTGGGAACAAGGATAAAGCTGGCGATATCTTAATAAAAGGATGTTTCTCAAAAAGTATACAAGAAAGAGGGCCTCAAAGTAATGCAAATGATAAGATCATCCACCTATGGATGCATAACATGAATGAACCGGTAGGTAAAATTGTTACATTAATTGAGGATGATAAAGGATTATATTTTGAGGCAGATATTGATAAAATTGATTTAGGGGATAGAGAAATTACCCAGCTAGAATCTGGCACAATCAATCAATTTTCTATCGGCTATTCTTACGTTTGGGACAAAGTAGACTATGATTCGGAGAAAGATGCCTTTATTGTAAAAGAA